TGAACTCTGGATAGGTAATCTTACCCCATCCTTGTTCTGGGTCTAAGTAAGCTAACGCATCTAACTGATTCTGTAAGGAAACTGCAATCTCACCATCAATAGTATATGGTTTACTTGGAAAGCTTAGTGATACAAAGGTAGGTAAAGGTACAAAGACTTCTCTAACCTCATCCTCAGCCTTGAACATCTCAGACTTAAGTTCAGCTTGTAGAGTGATAGCATCCCTAGTATTAAACTCCCAGCCATTGAGCTTCTGTTGATGGATAATCTTAGCTACCTCATACTCCATAGTTATGGCATCTTCAGATAACTTCTGCTTAGTTAGTAAACTGTACAAGCTATAAGTAACCTTCACATCTTGGATACAATACTCAAGCATCTCTTGGTTATAAGAACCCCAAGCATCTTCTTTCTCACCGAAGTCACCTTTAGCATTACCCAGTCTCTCACCCCAAGCATCTAAGCTATGACCACCCTTACGACTTGGGCTATCCATCCTAGACATTACCAAGGTATCTTCAATATCTCCCCACCATGTGAAGTTCAATAGTCTTTCTATTACAGGTATATCAAAGTTGATAATGTTATGACCTATCAATACTTCTACTTGATTCTCTTGCAGCCAAGGTATGAAGTCTTTAATATTGCCTGGTTCAAAAGTAGTAGGCTCATCCCATCTACCTACTATCTTGGCAGCAATACACCAGATAACTGATGGGTTAAGTCCGTTTGTTTCTATGTCGAATACTACTTTTACCATTCTTCTTCTCCTCTTTAGCTTCTTTTCTTCTCCGCTGCCTAGCACTTAAGCCACGAAAGTAAGCTTTACCTACTAGTTTATTTTCAAACATTACATCTCCTCTGGTATATGAGCCACCTCTCTCAGTCTTGATGTCTCAGCATCATATTGTAGGTAGCCTGTTATCCCTGTCTCTCCTGTGTATCTGTTCTTTAGAATCCTCAAGGTTGTTGTGTTTCTAACTAACGGGTCTTCACTTTGTTGGTTACGTTCTAAGGCTATGACCATATTAGATAGCTGAGCAATACCTTGTGAACCTCTAAGATGTGATAACGAGATAGCTCCACCTTCTTCATGTGGTGTACCTGGTTGTCTTGATAGGTGTGACACAACGAACAAGCCGATGTTAGTCTCAACTACTACCTCTCTTAGCTGTGTCATTAAAGCATCGATGTTCCTACGCTCATCACCCTTAGCATCGCCTGACATTACTAGGTTAAGGTGGTCAAGTACAATCCACTTGATGTCCTGAGCCTTAGCCATTAGCCTGATACGACTGACAATCTTCTCAATGGATAACTCCTTACCATCATAGAGAGTTAAGGCTTCACCCTCTTTTCTTTCAAACAGTTCATCGAAAGCTTCTTCAGCTATCTCAGGCTTAGTAATCATACGACACTCATCTAAATGATAAGGTCGTCTAAGATGAATACCAACTAGACCATCAATGGTACGTTCATTAGTTTCTTCTAGATGAATTACCCCTACCTTGTCTGGTGTTTGAGTAAGTAAATGATATTCAAGTTCTCTAACTACAGAAGATTTACCCATACCTGTACCAGATGTAATTGTAACTAGCTCTCCCAGCCTAAAGCCCTTCGTCATCTGGTTCAAACATACCCATGGATATTCAACCGATGCTTTCTCTGGTCTATCCATCCATGTATCTTTCAGCTGTGTAGCACCTAAGATGTCCTTAGGCATCCAGCTCTTAGCGTTCCAGAAACATTCAGTAATCTCTTTAAGAAGACCAGCTTGTAACATATCACTGATGTCTTTATAACCTTCAGGGTATGACATAATCTTAATCTTCTCAGGACTGAACATCTCAATAGCTTTCTCTACTGCTTTCTTACCTGCCTCATCCTTGTCAAAGGCTAAGACAATATAGTCAAAGGAATCAAGGAACTCATAGCTACCTTGTATAGACTTCTCTACACTAGAGCTGCCATTCTTCAGAGAACAGACAGCCCACTTACCATTGAATACCTCAGCTAAAGACAGAGCATCTATCTCACCCTCAGTGATAGTGATGTACTTACCACCCTTATCCCAGAGACACTCACCAAACAGACCAGTGTCTTTGAAGTTACCTTCAGTCTTGAATCCTTTAGTTGGTACATCTCTTACCTTGTAAGCTGTTACTCTACAAGCTTGGTCAGTGAATGGATAGTAATGTGTGTTACCATCCTCAGATACTCTTACCTTGTACTGCTTACAGATAGTCTCAGATATCCTACGCTTAGGAATACTACCCCAAACACCTTGGATAGGCAGCTCTTCGTTCTGTGTTATCTTCCTCTTGTATGAAGTAGTAACTTGAGCTGTAGCTTCACCTTCCCAATGCCCACACCCTTGTGTAAAGCAATGCTTATGGTCATCATATACAGCCAAGTTATCCTCACTACCGCACTTAGGACAGGCGGTATGCTTTATGAATTTACTCATTTGAATCCTCTATTGGTTTATAATTTAGTGTCACCTTGCTCGTAGGTGGTGACAACCTCACCTTACTTCTTACTGTGGTTCATCGCTAAAGAAACTAGCATCACCACCACTAGCGCCACCTTCACCCATCTCTAATACTAAGACACGTTTAACATAAGGTACTTCACCTGCTGTTGGATGCTTCTTAGTAATGTACTCGATTCTAACCTTAGTACCTGATGGTAGTTCCTTGTCCCATACTTCTGTATCAGAGATATGAACAGGTACATCATAGCGTGAAGTGAACTTACGGATAGGTTCACCATCATATTCTTTAATGACAACCCCAGCTTTAGTTAACTTAGATGCTGTGTCACCATCGAGTTGTATCTGTATTGAATACTTCCCTGTTGATTGACCTTGATACACATCATGTTGTGTTAGATGTGTTTGAAAGATAGTAGTTCCTTCTACTAGCATATACTTCTCCTTGTTTTAAACCTTATGGTTTATTGTTTTATTAAATACCTTTAACATAATCAAATGTTTCAGGCGCACTTTCACCATTGGCATAGCAATCGCTATACCCTTGGTCAAATTCTTCACGTTGTTTCTGTGTATGTAGTTCTCTTCTTGATGTTAAAGCATCCTCACCGCCCAGACAATACTCCCAGCCTAAGTGATATGCTCTACTCTTACTCGATAGGTAAGAGGCAGTGTCCTCTAGTTTGATTCTCATCCTTTACTCCTTGGTTTATTGTTTATAGTTGTTACATAATTAGGTGGTTACTAAGGGCAACCAGTCCCATACAATAGGGATTCTAACGAGGATAATCTTGAGGATATGGAACCCCGATGGTCTGTGTATGAAGCAGACTATTTAGTTATTGTACCTGAGTGTCCTCATTCATGCCTATGAAATGTACTTGCTCTGATAATAAACATATCAAGTCCTTATCATCCATAGAGTACAGTCGTTCTTCTGCTTCTCTTCTATCCTTAGCTGATACAGATATAACAGCCTTGAATGTAATAGGTACATCATAGTATTCATCACTCATCGTACAATCTCCTGCAATATTCCTCAAGGTCATTCTTGAAGTGCTTAGCGTACATCTCATCTACTACTTCATTAACTGAATCCTCAGTTAGCCCAGTCTTCTCTGCTACCCAAGCTACTAAGACCATATACTTAGCTTGGTATTCTCCTTCTATCTTCATGTTGCCCTCGCTAAAAGTAACCAATGGTCTCTATCTCCGAAGCACATACGGTCTTTAATTACTTTAGATAACTTGAGCTTGTCTCTACTGGTAGAGGTATTTATAGCAGCGAACACGTCTTTAATATCCCTCGACCTGTAGACTCTAGCATGAGCTGTGGCTTTTGAAGCTCCTATACGTTTAGCTATATCAGGTATAGTCCACTGACTACCATCACTCAATGTATATAGTTTATGAGAGCCTGTTCTAGCATGACCATCCATCCTAGGAGCAAACACCTTTGCTATATCTGAGGACTTACACAGTCTACACCTCGCTGTTGAAATACTCAGACCCGCCTTGTCAGCTACTTGTTGAGCTGTCCATACCTTACCATCTGATAGTTTGTATTGTTTAACCTTCTTCACTCCTTACCTCCTCTTATTAAATATAATAACCAAGCTTGATATAATATACTAATACCAATCAACAGTTCAAACCAGTCCCCCGAACCCATACTAATCTACCTTCTTAAAGTAAAGATGATTAGCTCTCTTGTCTCTACCTTGAGTGTACTTGATGTAACCCTCAGAGTAAAGGAAAGAGACTGCTCTCTTAACAGTAGACCTACTATACTTTAAGAAGTAAGGATGCTTGACTATCCTCTCAACGATAGTACCTGGGTGAGCTAGGATGTAGACAGCTACCATCTGTGTTACAGGTAGAGCATCCTCTAATCCTAGTCGGTACATTAATACGTCACCTCTCATTAGATGTTTCCATATTACTTCAGCTTGCTTTTGTGTTTTCATTCTTATTCTCCGTACATATCATATTAGTTTCATAGTGATTGATGACTGAGTTATACATCACATAGGCTGCGGTGTAAGCCACGAGCCTCTCCTCTTTAGGCATACGTCCTATGATGTCATCAATGTATTGGTAAGCATCTTCTAGTTTCATTGTGTTAAACAACCCATGCTCCTTTGGTTTAATGTTATCCCATTTCATATCCTACTCCTTTCTTGAGGCTACCCTAGTCTGTGGACTGTGGTCTCCTACTATTACTAAATGATTAGCGTCATACTTATCTTGTACTCTATCCCACCACCCTTTCTTATGGTGGAAGTTATCCATAGCCTCAGCCTCCTCAGGGAAAGCTAACTTCAGCTTAGCTAAGTTACGTGTGTCAGCTACAGCTAATGCTTTAGCTAAGTACCCTTTGAATGAGGTACTCCCATGTCTCTTGTACTGCCAGTCATATATAAACTGTTCACCTTTAGTTAATGTCTTCATCTCTCTCCTCCCAGTTACCGTCAACTTGTACTTCAACCCACTTAATAGTTTCTCTTAGTCTTGATACTAGAGTCTTAGCTTCTTTATAATCATCTGTAGATTCATAGCTAGTACCACTAATTAAAGTCATAGCATCACATACGCTATCCATTGCTTCATCATTAGTTATCATATCAAAACCCCAGTCTTCTTAGTTCATCGTTCTGTTCATCAGGTGTCAGCTCAGACTTATCTACACCATCCTCAACTTCATACTCAATGACAATCTCTAACTCATCTGCCTTTGATACTTGGTTACCTGCTGTGTCATAGACAGCTATTACTTGATAGTCCTGAAGACCTACCATACCATCCATCAAGTCATCAACTAAGTCATCCATATAAACTGTTCTTCTTTCTTTAACTATCATAAGCCCATCTCCTTCATACGTGCTGGCATTACTACCATGCTATTACAATTATTACAGCACTCATCATCTTCATCAAAGTATTCACCTAGTGTATTCTTCACAGGGTCAGGATTATTACCCCAGCCTTCAAAGAACTCATCACATATACAACAATTAAAATACCTTACGCCATCTCTTTCTGTACTAGCCATTATCTTTTCTCCTTTGCTACTAAATAATCTAACTGCTCTAAGAACCTCTCTTGTTCTAGTTCATCTGAGCTACCATCAGCTACTTCATCTCTCATTAATTCAAAGGCATCCGTTACAGCATCCTTAATATGAGGATACTTTCTTATAGCTTCCGCCCCTGCTTTCCATACTCTAGTTACATCACCCATTAGCTTTTCTCCTTTCAACAATGTCCTTTAGAATATCTTGGACTACATAATCCAGACTGATAGCCTGACCACTGGTTGTTCTACCCCATACAGTCATACCAAGCACCTCACCTACCATCTCACCTCGTTCCTTAAGGTCATGAGCAAACCAATCCTCTACAATCCAATGCTCTAACGCCTCAATGTATGTAGGCTCAGCTCCATCTTCTTCAAAGGATTCATCTACCTTCCACATTAACTCAGACAAGTCTTCGTCACTAACCCCTTGTACATCAGAGTTATATAAAGCAGAGATTAGATAGCTTACGTTGTAGATAATAACATTACTTACCATCTGGTCTAGCTCTCGCTCGTGATACTGATACCATGTAGGAACTTCAGTCTTACCTTCAGCCCATAACTCTTTCATCTTACCCATTATCATTCTCCTGTTCTTGTATATACATTAGCCTATCATCAAAGGCATCCCACATCTGATTGGTTATGAAGTAAGTCAAGGCATCTAAATCCTTGAACTCCCTACCTGTATCAACGTGTATAAACTTCACTCCTTCTTTATCATACTCAGGATACTCTTCCACTATCTGGTCTTGTACCATCTGTTCCATTGGTCCTAATCTCATAACATACTCCTATTAATAATGTTGATTCATCTTAGCACCGTGTACCTTGATGAACATATCACTGACATACTGGTCAATGTCTGACCACTGTGTCTCCCATTCTTTACCCAGCTTAGCAATGTCTTCTTCAACAGTTGAATGTACACTGAATAGGTTATCAGCTAGTATCATTCTAGTAGCTGACTGTTCTACTACCTTATCTAAGTAGTCTCTTTGCTTCTTATTAAACTTCATAATAATCTCCTAATAATCCCAGACTAATCTCACTCTGTTTGATGCGTCCTCGCTTTGCTCAGACTAATCCAACCACCTACCTACCAACTATAAAAGATAGATAGACAATCATAATTAAATACTGAACAATAAAAAGGGAGCTATTAACTCCCTAGATTAATTACTTCTTAGCGAAGCGTGCTTTAGCTTGAGCTACTAAGTCTGTTGAGCTTTTAGTAACCTTACCTTTAGGTACATAGTCTGGATAAACAGCTACGATTTGCTTAACAATCATACTACGTTCCTCTTTCCATTCATCCATTTGAGCTTCAGCTTTAACTAACTCTTGCTCCCAATCCCCTAACTTAGGAGAAGATGATTCAGGATTAGATTCTAATTCTTTAATCATCTTAGACTCAAACTCTTGAGCCTTATCTAAATTTAATTTATAGAAGTAATCACAAGTTGATACATTGTTTTCAGCGAGTCTCTTAGCGATGAAGGGATTAGACGCTTCGTTAAATGTAATTTCTGTTATTTGTTGGGTTGCTTTAGTTTTCATTTGTTTATCCTTTTATTGATTTATAAGTTGTCCTAAGACATTCAAGAGAGAACATGCCAACGGTTCTTAAGTCAACCTAATGACCGCAGGTGTGCGTAAGAAGACACAACATAAGATTAGAGATGTTAACAATAGACCAACAACTGAAGACCTCTAAACGAGGATTATTAGGTTGACTTAAGGTTCTTGGTATGTTTGACTGCCGAAGGGCTTAGGACAGCTTGTGAATCAAGGATAAACAAAGGAAAACTAAAGCTACAAATAACATAAATTACCGAAGCGTCTAATCACCGCTAAGTGACTGAAAACAACTGTATCAACTTGAGATTACCTCGTCCTCCTAAACACCTATCCTCCTAGATTAAGTGTTTGAGTCTAAGATGATTAAAGATATCTAATCGTTAATCATCTCTAAGTTAGGGGATTGAGAGCTAAGTTAGTAGCTTAAGTTCTTATGGATTAATTGATAAGGAACAGTATGATTGTTTAATCGGTTTATCCATGTACCTAAAGGTAAGGTTACTCAACATACTTAGTAGCCAAGCTTGCTTGCTACAGAAGTACTAGGGTGTTAATAGATACCTGAATATGAAGTGTTTAATCAATATAAACAATAGTATTCAATAGTCTAATGATTGTCTATCACTTAATCATTCATTCAAGGATACTACGATTACTACAGACACTCGGGTATCTACTGCTCCCTTAGAACCACTACAGGGGGGGCCCGTGAGGTGAGTCAGACTGTAATATTAACAATCATAATCAGACGAGAGAAGAATCCGAGCTTTAGCGAGGGTTCTCTGAACGTAGTGAATAGGGTTTGGGTTTATTCAATTAATTAATGAGATATAGATATAAGTGTGGATAACTATGTGGATAACTAAGGTAATACTGTGGATAACTAACTCCGTGGTATTATTTAAGACAATTAAAGGTGTTTTAGCTTTACTTTATCTTGTTTATCAGCTACAATCAAAGCGTAGTTTAACTACTTAAGTTAACACGAGTTCTGAGGACACCTCCACTACCCTCCAAGAAGTAACTATTAGACTATCCTTCAACTGCTTCAGTTAATCTAAACGATTACTAAAGGCGGAGACAGAGAAGAAGACACTCAAATTCGTATTCACTTAAGTACAAGACACTTAAGTCTGGGACACTTAAGTTACTTAAGTCCAGAACACATAGGTCTAGGACACTTAAGTTACTTAAGTAACCATAACTATGTTTATTATGTTTAACCTATATGGAGAATTAAACAATGGCTAGAATGAAGAATGTCTCTACTAAGGTAGATGATAAAAGAAAGACTATGCCTCACTTGGTAAAGAAAGGTCAAGTTCTAAACCCTAAGGGAAGACCTAAAGGTTCTGTTAATAAATACACTCAACTTGCTAGAGAACTCTTAAGTTCTAGGGGAGAAGAGATTGTTGAAGTTGTCATTGCTAAGGCTCTTAAAGGTGATGTTCATTGTCTTAAGATGTGTATGGATAGAATTGTTCCTGCTCAGAAAGCTGTAGAGATTAAACACACTAAGTCTGAGGATGGTCTTATTATTAATGTTGGGACCTCAGCTCAGATTGAAGAGATGGCTAAAGATAAGGTTCTTAAGAATCCTAAGACTAAGAGAGATGATGTTGTCATTGCTGAGTTAGTTGAAGAAGATAACTAATGGGTACTTTGAATGTTGAGCTACATCCTGCTCAGTTAGATATATTCAACTCTAAAGCTAGATTTAAGGTTGTTGCTGCTGGAAGGCGCTTTGGTAAGAGCCGTTTAGCTGCTTGGATTCTACTTATAACTGCTTTACAATCTACATCTAAGGATGTCTTCTACATTGGTCCTACCTTTCAACAAGCAAAGGATATTATGTGGAATATGTTAAAAGACTTAGGTGGAGACTTGATTGCTGATGCCTATGAAAACACAGCTCGTTTAACACTAACTAATGGTAGAAAGATATTCCTTAAAGGTTCTGACAGACCTGATACCTTACGTGGTGTTGGTCTTGCTTATGTTGTTATGGATGAGTACGCTTCAATGAGACCTGATGTCTGGGAGATGATTATTCGTCCTACATTAGCTGACGTAAGAGGTGGTGCTATGTTTATTGGTACACCTGCGGGTAAGAATCACTTCTATGACTTGTACATGGAAGCTAAACATGATGATGACTGGGAGGTCTTCTCTTATAACTCTACTGATAACCCTTATATACCAGAAGATGAGATTGAGGCTGCTAGAAAGTCTATGTCATCTATGGCATTTAGACAAGAGTTCGAGGCATCCTTTGAAACATTCTCTGGTGGTATCTTTAAAGAGGAATGGTTCTTACAAGGTACTGAACCTGAGGAAGGAAACTACGTTATTGCTGTAGACCCTGCTGGTTTTGAATCTTCTGAGAAGGAAAGGGGACTTAAATCATCGAAATTAGACGAAACGGCTATTGCTATTGTTAAGGTTGATAGAGATAAGTGGTGGGTTAAAGATATTATGCACGGAAGGTGGTCTATTAAAGAGACTGCTAACAAGATTCTTAAAGCTGCTGCAGTAAATGAGGCTACTACAGTTGGTATTGAGACTGGTTCTTTGAAAAACGCTATCATGCCGTACCTAGAAGATGAGATGAGGTCCAATGATAGGTTTATTCACATCGATGAACTACGTCATGGTGGTAAAAAGAAGTCAGAACGTATCACTTGGTCACTCCAAGGACGTATGGAACACCAACAAATCACCTTTAATGAGGATAAAGACTGGAGATTCTTCATATCACAGATGCTAGATTTTCCTTCACGTCTTTCACACGATGACCTGTTGGATGCCTTGTCCTATATAGACCAAGTGTGTATTGCAGACTTCGCCCACTCTATACAATTTGATGAAGAATGGGAACCTGAAGACGTTATTGCAGGTTATTGATTAAATTAGTTGATTGTTACGTTTACTTTATGTTATATTACGCCTAAATTCCTATGGAAATCAATGACTTATGTTCGATAGTAAGGAAACAAAGTATCAAGCCCTAGCTTCATGGCTGAATCATCGGTTAGAAGGTTGGCGTACTCACCGTGATATTAACTACGTTACTCAATGGGATGAATACTACAGACTTTGGCGTGGTATGTGGCTGCAATCAGATAGAACTAGAGAATCTGAGAAGTCTAGAATTATTTCCCCTGCTCTACAACAAGCTGTTGAATCTTCAGTTGCTGAATTAGAAGAAGCTACCTTTGGTCGTGGTAAATGGTTTGACATTCAAGACGATATGTTAGACCAAGACCCTTCAGATGCTGAATATGTACGTAACTTACTACAAGAAGACCTAGAAAAGACTGGCGCTAAAGATGCTATCTGTGAAGTCTTCTTAAATGCTGCTATCTACGGTACTGGTATTGGTAAGATTGTAGTTGAACAGAATATCGAGCGTTCTCCAGTTGAAGTTCCTGTTGAAGGTACGATGACTTCTACTCGTCAACTAACTGAAAGACCTTCTATTGATGTAAAGATAGAACCTATCTCTCCTAAGGAGTTCTTAATTGACCCATCCGCTAATTCAATCAATGATGCCCTTGGTGTCGCGCATGAAGTCATTAAGCCGAGGTATCATGTTGTTGATGGTATTAAGTCTGGTATTTATCGTGATGTTCCCCTTGATGGTGATTATGATACTGTACGCTTTGGCTTCGACCCTGAAACCAAAATGGCTGATGAGTCGGATTCAGTAAAGATTACAGAATACTGGGGCTTAGTGCCTAAGAGATTCTTAAAAGCTAGTAACGATAAAGACGACTTTGAATATACTAAAAAAGATGAGCTAGTCGAAGCTGTCGTTACTCTAGTTAATGATGAATATATCCTAAGGGCTGAAGAAAATGCCTTTATGATGATTGATAGACCTTTCATTGCATACCAACACGACATAGTTCCTAACAAGTTCTGGGGTAGAGGTGTGTGTGAGAAGGGATATAATCCACAAAAAGCATTAGATGCGGAAATGAGAGCTAGAATTGACTCACTTGCGCTAACAACTACACCTATGATGGCAGCTGACGCTACTAGATTGCCTAGAGGTGTCAAGTTTGAGGTTAGACCTGGTAAAACAATACTAACGAATGGTTCACCACGCGAAGCTTTAATGCCTTTGGACTTGGGAACCACAGACCAGAGTACATTTACTCAGGTCGCCTCATTACAAAACATGATACAGATGGGAACTGGCTCTGCTGATGTCGGTACTGCTGATAGAGCTACCTCTTCAGGTATGTCTATGGCACAATCTGCCAGTATCAAGCGTCAAAAGCGTACATTAATGAACTTCCAGAACACTTTCTTAATCCCAATGATTAATAAATCAATGTGGCGTAAGATTCAGTTTGATGTTGAGCGTTACCCTGTTAATGATTACAAGTTCATACCTTATTCAACTATGGGAATCATGGCTAAAGAGTTAGAAATGACTCAGATGGTACAAATGTTACAAGCTATTCCTAAAGATTCACCTGCTTTTAATGTAATCTTACTTGCTATGATGCAGAACTCCTCTATTCATAACAGAGACCAGATTGTTAATTCCCTTATGCAAGGTAGTCAACCTAATCCTGAGCAACAACAGATGCAAGAGTATCATCATCAACTACAGATGCAACAAGCTCAAGCAGATATTGCTAAAACTCAAGCTGAAGCTGAAGAAGAGAAAGCTAAAGCTTCTAAATGGTATGCAGAAGCTCAAGAACTTGCACCTACTGAGATTAAGATTCAAGAAAAGATACTTAAATTACAGAAAGATTCTATTGCATTAGAGAAAACTAAAGCTGATATTCAGAATAAGAACTCTGAGACTGCTAGAAATGTACCAGAAGTAGAGCATTTGAAGTCAGAGACTATATTAAACATGGCTAAAGCTCGAGAAGCAGCAGCTAAGACACCTATCATAGGAACTTATCAATGAAGACAGATGAAGATTTCTTAAAAGACAGATTAGAATTATTTCAGCAACCTGGTTGGTTAGACTTGATTGCTGAATTACACGGAATTGAAAGTAGTGTACGAGATATCGACACTATTAACGATGAGAAAGACCTTTGGCATGCTAAGGGTCAGT